TGATAAACCTATCGCCTATCTTCCTCCCGGCAACCCGTAGAAACATTTGCCTGTTCTCCTGCAAGTAAGAAAGTTCCGGCGGGCAGGCAGATAAAGGTATGGACACAACCTCCTGCTCCTGCTCCTGCTCGGCCTCCTGGTGCTTCTTCCTGCAGGCTATCTGGTGGCCTCTTAGCTGTGCCTGAGTATCAAATTCCTTATTGCAAAATTCGCAAGCTATTTTATTCATGCGTATCCTCCCTGCGTACAATGATGCCAAATTTAAACAAAACAGCACCTAGTCCCCTAAGTATCCGGCCTAGAGGTTTTCGGATATCGTCTGTTTTTGGGGCAAACGTCGCCCATGTCCACCGTTGTTCATTTACATACAGCATTAGATAAATGCCGTTACTTGGGATATCGTTTTTAAGTTCATGTAAATACTCTTCTGGATTCATGCTTAAAATGATAAGATTTCTAAACATGACCACCCCCTCCTAACCGAAGAAACCGCGGTCTTTAAATTCCTCGCGCCTTTTCCTTGTTTCCGGGTCCTCAACCTCTGGGTCGTCGTCTGATACTCCCTCCGGGTAGTCGTCCAGGTCTGGTATCGCAACCCGTCTAATGGGGCCTATGCAAGCCGATATGGGGTCATCCGTTAGCAACTCCTCCAGGACGGCGAGACTAAATTTCAGCTCCCCAGTTAGCTTTTCGGCTTTTTGCATCTGCAGGGCAATAGCGGCCCGTTCAGCCTCGGCAGCCTTCTCCCGCAGTAAATCCAGCGCGTCGATTAACATGATTGTTCCTCCTCCTCTAATTCTTCTCTCCTCCCCCTTTAACTGCCCGGAGCAAAGCGGGGGAAGGAGGAGAAAACCCCCGCCGGATATGCCTATCCCTCCGGGCAAATCTTTATCTCCCGTAAAAACCGGGGTCCCTGGTGTCGTCATCATCCGGGTCATCATCCGGCCAGGCGTCGAAGTCTACAGCAGCCTTGCCCCGGCGGTAGCGTCGAGGGTCGTCTCCGGCCAGGAAGGAGTCTGCGCAACCACCTGAGTGCATTAGCCTCTGTAATGCTTGTGTCATGGCGTCCACCTGGTCGTCATGTGCACCATTGGGGAAACTTGCGCACTCCTCGATAAAATCATTTATCCATGGGCAAATGCTCGGTGAAGGTAAATATACATTACCTGCCTCTATCAGTGGACTTATTGCGCTTGCCCTGGCTATCTTAGAGCCTTTTGGGTTAATGGGTATTATCCCGCCTATTTTGTTTTTTAGCATAGCTATTACGGCGGGTCCGTTTGCTTTATCTTCGACTAACTTCGTGGTAGCCTCCGGGTTGCGGCTAGTTAGCCGCTCGAAAGCCTCCAGGGTAACCGGGAAATCAAACCTGCCATACTCCCTGTCCGGCAGCATATAGATATTTGCACCTGCGTTTCCCCATACTTGCCCGCAAACATAGTCTGAGCCATCTGAATCCTTAAAGGTCATATCCCATGACTGTAATATATATTCCAGGTTTCCGGGTATCTCGGTGTAATATTTCCACCAATGCCGCTTTATCATAGCCCCTTCTGCCGGTGCTGGCCTCTGTTGGTATAGGGCGTTCCAGGTCATACTGCCAACTGCATTTTTAGTAGCCTCTGCCCAAGTGGCATCATATCCATGCTCCGGCCATAGGGGTTCTCCTGGTGCTCTTCCCAGCAAATCGCCTTCTTCAGCTATAGCGGGCAATGACAATATAGTCCAGTCCTCCACCTCGCCATATTCCTGGTTGAGCAGCCTCCCGGCCAGGTCATCCTCGTGCCAGCGAGTGAGTATGATTATTACCGCCGCGCCCGGATGTAGCCTGGTTCTAAGCGTGTTCTGCCACTCATCCCATACCTTGTTGCGATAGGTTTCGGATTCGGCTTCCTCTTTGTTTTTGATCGGGTCATCTATGAGCAGTAAATCTGCTCCCTGCCCGGTAATACCTGCGCCTATCCCGGCACTAATCATGCCGCCCCTATGCCCAGCAATGTCCCAATCTGTCATACTGGCCTTTTCTTTTGAGATAGATACCCCAAACAGTTCAAGTCCGTATTCTTGGGCTTTCTGGCGGTTGAATTTGCCAAACCGCTGTGCCAGCGAATCACCGTATGATACCTCTATTACCCGTCTTTCCGGGTTTTTTGCAATAAAAAACGACGGGAACGTCTCCGTAACCGTCATAGATTTGCCATGTCGCGGGGGCATAAATATCATTAACCTGGTGATTTCTCCAGTCTCCACCTTGTCTAGGGCTGTGCATATCAATTCTAGGTGTTTTGCCGGTCTCCATGCTCCCCGGTGGGTATATGTGCAGTAATCAAGGTAGCTTTGCCGGGCCAGCTCGCGCCGGGCTGCTTCAGCTATCGTCTTTTTTTGCGTCAGCGTCAAGGTTCGCAAGGTTCCTCAACTCCTCTATGGTCAAGCCGGACAAATCAACTGCTGTCTGTATCGGTCCCCCGTCCTTGCCGGTTAACTCGGTTCTGTCCACAAACATACCCAGGTGCTTAGCTATACTATCCAGCGCACCCCTTTTGTCATGCAGCTTAAAACTGATACTACCATCCTTGGCCTGTTTAATCTCGCTGATTGCTGCTAGTTTCTCCTGGGGAATGTCGGCGGTATCTTTCATGAGCACAAACTGGCTTATATCGCTGATAGGCTCCCCTGTCTCTTTGTCGTGCCCTACCAATACGCGCTCAGTCACCACTTGCAGGTAGTCCGTTACATCGGAAAAGCCTAGTTTAGCATACTCCTCCAGCACTTTGTCAGCGGTTATTTCGGTACGCCTGGCCCGTTTATTCATTTCTTTTTGGATGGCCGCCTGAACGCTGTCTTTTTTTATTAGTCTTTGCGCCTGTTGCTTTGCGGTTCTCGCACTATATCCGGCCCGGATAGCGGCCTGTGTAGCGTTTAAATCCGCAAGGTACTCTATTATAAATTGTTTTTCTCTATCTGATGCCATGTTATCCCTCCTGTGCACCTTCCCGTTCGTCCTGTAAATATTTGTTTTCAGCGGCATTTAAACAAACATTATATAGCTTACAGGTCTTACACTCTGTAATCCCGGCGACAAATTGGTCAAATGTTACTTCGCACCGCATATTTATACCACCTTCAAGTTATCCCGCCTGAGTTCGGCGGCATATTCGTTGTATCTATTTAGACCGTATTCGGTGGGCCTTACCTCAATATAATCCTCATCTTTAACCTGCTTTAAATTCTCGTCGTACTCCTGGAAGTAGATATTAACTGTCCCTACAATATTGTTGCGCTCGTTCACCACCCGCACAAACATATTTGCTATGTCCTCCGGGGTCATGCCCTTATTAAACTTAATTCTCATGCCCCCCAGCTCCTTTCTTGGCAAATTGGGCATTAAAAAAGTACGCCCGTTCTTTTTGGTCGTGCTTAATAATGTTGCTATCAGTTAATGCCTTAAAAATTGTTTTTGTATCTTTAGGGCTAAGCCTATATCTGTTTTTTATGTTCTCCCTGGTCATGGGCTTTTTAGTCCGCCTGTCAATTATCCGGCCTGTGTCCCACTCAATAAAACCGCCTGCAAGTAGTTTCAATAACATCCCTGCCGCCTCCAGGGGGATTTTATCAACTATATCCTTATTATCCTGCATAAGCATTATATATGGCCGCTTCCCTCCGGTATGTTTTGGTTTATTAACTATTTCCCCGGTCCTTGCGCTCCCCTTCCGCTTTTTGGGCTTCTTCGTCCATAGCGCATAAATTGGTTCTTCCATATCCGGTAAGCACAAAACTACGTACTCAGCATTTCCCGCACTTTCCCTGCTTAAAATAAATTCATCCCTGGTAGCATTTCGAATACCTAAAATATATTCTTGCGTCTCTTTTTTCACATATTTTCACCCCTCAAATATGGCCAAATTATGGCACACCGGAACCGTCCCAGGTGTTTGGCTAATTTATGCTTGTATAGCTTTGTTTTTCTCCCGTTTGCGTATTGGTCCAACTGAAAAAGGTTCCTTGCTCAAACAGCCTCAATCTGGCTATTCCCTAAGGCTCATTAGCGGTTGGATATGTTTTTCCTTTATATACCCAAAAAGCCAGGTCGAAAAGTAAATACAAGTAAACAAAAAACCGGCTGTCTCCAACCGGCCCTTACTATCATTATTAAATTAAAAAAAGAACCGCCCCCCCGACAGC